ATTTCATGTTCAAGATCTCTGATTTGTCTCTGGTTGAGGCTAATCCGAGTATTGTTTTGAGAAATGCCATGCGTTAGTTTCGTGATCTCCTTGGAAAGGGCATTGAATTGACGCTCTCTTTCTTGTTCAGACTCGATTGCTTGTTCAAGTTCTGCATAACCATCTCTGAGTTCCTTTGCTCTATTTTGAGCGTCTACAATTCTATTTAACCGAAACTCTTCTTCAATAGTCTGAGTGCAGGTAGGGCATACCGTATTTTCATTAAAAAACTTATGTTCTTTAGTAATTGTGCTTACTTTTTGAGAGATTTTACCTTTAAGATTGTTTAGTTTTACTAACTTGTCTCCAGCACCAATAAAATTTTCTTGGTCTTTAGTTTGTCTTTCAATACCCTTCTCAAGGATAGAATTTTGCTCCATATAATGAGCAACTTCATCATCTAACTTATTAATTTTTGCATTGTTAGAATCAATATTGGCATTACCGCGATTTTCAAGTTCTTCAATGAAGTTCTGCTGCATCTTCATTTTATCTCTAACCGTTTGCTTCTTAAGATCAAGAGATTTAATCTGCTCTTTCTTTTCTCTGATCTTATCTTTGATTAGATTACTCATCGCAGAGAAGATACGGATATCAAGAAGATCTTCAATAACTTCACGACGATTAGCAGTAGTTAACTGCATAAAAGGCACAAAAGTGCTGCTACCCAGAATCACAATCTGAGTAAATGACTTGTAATTTAATTTAAGAATACTCTGTTCTAGAACTCTTTGATTAGCACGATCATCTGCTTGCTTATGCAAAGAAGTTCCATTTACTTCAATATCAAATACGTTAGGTTTAATTCCACGACGCACAAGATAATCACGACCATTCACAATAAATTCCAACTCAACGAGACACTCTCTCTCGTTTGTTGTATTAACCAACTGTGGTTTATTAATTTTACGAAACGGTTTATTGAAAAGGACAAAAGTTAGAGCATCCAGAATAGTGGATTTACCAGCACCATTTGTTCCAATAATTAAGTTCGTATTGTTTTTCTCAAAATCAATCTCCGTTGGGTGATTTCCAGTAGAAAGGAAATTTTTCCAACGAATCTTTTTAAAAAGGATCATCTCTGTGGTTTAGGCGGAATAACAATATCGTCAGGAGTTACCACTGCATATTTGTAATTATACATCTTACACGTCTTTATTGCAAGGTCATCATCTACTTCCACAACTTCCATAGACTTCTCATAATCAGGATCTTCCTCTAGGAGCATAGCATACCGTTCTGCATCATCTTCATCCTCAAATAAAAACAGAACTTTATCTCCCTGGGCATCCTGAACAGCATAAGCACCGTCGTCTTGTCTGTCTTTGAGAGTGAGAAGAAACATGTTACTCCACTTCGCAAGCTTGCCTGTATAGATCTTGAAAAATGTTTTTGATAATACTCTTATCAAATTCCATTTCTGCTTCTTCAATGTATCGATTCAAAATTGATAGGGTGTTTTCTTCCTCATCAATTTCAAAATCTTCACTTTCTTGAATTTCAAAATTTTCTACAATCTTTAGATCTTGAATTCCAGAAACATAAAGTTTATCAATAAACTTTTCAAATGCCTTCGGATTAGTTTTTTTCCTAACAATAACCTTTACAATTTTGTTCTCATATTCAGAAGCATCGAACATCTGATACGGGGTATCCTCATAATAGATGTTATAGAATAATTTATAAGGATTGTTAATCTGGGTTAGAGTATGGTCATCCGTATCAAGGATGTGGAAACCACGCTTATCATTCACATCATTCCAGAACATCTCATAGGGATTGCCTAAGTAGAAGATTCGTCCGTCGTCTGATCGTGTATGGTAGTGACCCGAAAATACCCGCTCGAACTTCTCAAATAGTTTGCAGTCCATACCGTCTTCCATGACGTGTCCGCGATGCGCTCTAAATCCGTTGAGTTCAAGGTGCCCCATCGCGTAGTTGCTAGTTGAACCTTTAATCGCGTTGACAGTATCCTCAAAATTTTCCGCATTGATCCAAGGAATAAACAATACATTGAGATTATCTATCTGAACTTCTGTTGGAGAATTGTAGGTCTTAATATTAGGATACGTTTGAAGGAGAAGTTCTGGTGAGTTTACATCATTAGTATTTTTATAATAACAGTCATGATTACCAATGATCATGTGTGTTTCATATTTGGCAAGTCGATCAAATACAACACGCTTTGCCCATTCTAAACTTTGATAATCAATGGACTTGCGACTATCAAATGCATCACCCATATGGATAACAGCACCCACATTATGCTCCTCTAATGCTGGGAAAAAGACATTATCGTAAAAGAGTTCAAAGTAATCATGAAGATGCTTAGAACCCTTACGTGCTCCATAATGGGTATCAGTGATAATCGCAATTTTCATCTATTAGTCTTATACTGAATATTGTCCTTGATCGTATTATAGTCGGAACTACTGCCAGAAAGCAAGCTATCGTCAACCATCATGACTTCATCAAAACCAGTTCGTTCGATGATTTTTGTTTTAATATCCAATTGCTTTTTCTCTTTCTGAATTCGACGTAGAAAGGCATAGTGAATAATTTGCGTGAAATAAGCGAAAGGATTTTTAGATTTCTCTGGATCAAAATTATGAATGTATTGAACACAATTTTCAATACCATCAGAGATCATGTCCTCACGGAACATGTAATTCACAAAGTTTGGTTTATATGAAAGGTGAGTAGCAATTTTTAGAAAGCAATCACCGAGGTAATTTGTAATAGGTGGTTTTCCAGGCCAACGCTGTGATCGGTCTGCTTTGGTAGGTTCTCTACCATCGTTATTCTCTTTGAAACTCTCAGCAACTTTTGCCCTATAGACAATCAGTGCTTCAAGTAACTCCTTGTTGTTAACATAATGTTCCGTCTTCTTCTTAGGCATAGCATTGTGTTCTTAAATGTAGGTTGTTACTATTATAACACACAATTATGACTTGACAACATAGTGAATTATGAGTAGAATACCTTTGTTAGGTTTGAAGAGACAGATATAGCTTTAATTACTTAACGTCTTTATCAACATCTTTTGGAGGTATTTTAAACATATCTTCTAAATGTTTTCTTGCGTCCTCTACCGAAGTGATGTATCCCATCTTTTGAGAAATATTTACTCTACTCGATGAGTTTTTCAATAGAGGTCTTTCATCGTCATCCTCATCGTCACTAAGATATCTATCATAAACTTCAATAAGTTTTTCATCTGTTGTTTCAGTCATCGTGATAATTTTATCGTAACGAATGACAAAAATATCTTCGGTAGACATTTCTACCCATGGTTTAATCTTCATTAAAGAAGTTCCATGATGATTAAAGGTTTTCATTGTGACAGGACTCTGTAAAATAATCACAGGTTCATCGCCGCTATCATCAATAGAAATCAAAGCAAATACTTCTTCTCCTGATATAAGTTTTATAATTGCGTAAAACT